CGCTGCGCTGATCCTGAAAACTGGAAAGATGCTTCCGTCTGGATGGTTTGCAATCCGCAAGCCATCTTGCGAATCTCCTATTTGTTGCAACCCTGATCACTCGTTTGCTGGTGATGGGAAGGCTTACGGGCAGTCAATCCGAGAGCAAGAAATCTTCAAGAACTCGCCTAAGCGAATTGCAGCAAATCGCAAGATCGCAAGCCAGAAAACCCGTAAGTTGACAAACCAGCAGGCAAGTGAAATTCGCCAAGATGATCGATCAACTATTGCAATTGCTGCGGAGTATGGCGTCAGCAAGACGACAGTCAATGACATCAAGCGTGGTTTGCGGTATCGCCAAACGATACGAGGCGCGTCCATTTTCAGCATGGGGGCAGCATGACTAAACCCCGTAAGAAGTACAAGCCAAAGCACGTCAACCCTGTGTCTTGGAAAGTAGCCGTCATGGGGCAATGCCTCCTGACTGAAGACGATCAAGCCAACTTTGCCGCACCCGTAAAACTTGCAGTGGATAACGCTGCAAAGGGTTGCGCCTCTAAGCCTGACTGGCAAGCGATCTTTGACGTCATCAACATGATCGACACGTTTTCGACCATGCCAAAGGTGATGGAAAACGCTACCGATTACGCCAGAGGGATTCAAAACGTGATTGAGCGTCTTCTGAATCGCCAAAAGGCGACAGGCTCCACTTCGCTGTATTCGCATGAGCTGGCAGACCTGCGCGGCTTGGTTGATCTGTGGTGTGAGGTGCTGACGGTCGTCACGATGGCCGAATACCTGCAATGCCAGGAAAAGACGCACGTTCGGATTGTTCAGGCGCTGCGTTGCAAGACCGGCGCGATTGTTGTGGAGGCTCCATGAAAACAGAAGGAACAGCAAACGACACCCTTGCCAGCCATTTGGAAAACCTCAAGGGCATCAGAGATACGCAGCAAAGGCGCGACTACATCGAGCGTGTGCAGGTCAAAGAAGGCAAGTTCGTGGCTCAGTGGCTCAAAGACGAGTTCGCGGCTTGGTGGTGGAAGGAGCAGAAAGCATGATCCCAACGACAACCCAAATCCTATTTGCTTCCGGCTGGATCGTTGGAGCCCTGCAAATGCTCGCTGTGTGCGTGTACTGGTCTAAGAGGGGGCGGTGATGATCGTGACACTTCACAACCCCCAGCAAGGCCACTCCGCATTGATGGCGCTTTGGACTCAAGCCAAGGCTCATCTGATGGCAGGCCAGCCAATGTGCGTCGAACTCAAAGAGAAGACACGCAGCGTTGAGCAAAACGCCCGCATGTGGGCAATGTTGTCTGACGTCTCCAAGCAAGTCGATTGGTACGGCCAAAAGCTGACACCAGACGAATGGAAGGACGTCTTCAGCGCATCCCTTAAGAAGCAAAAGGCTGTGCCCGGTCTGGATGGAGGATTTGTCATCCTAGGCCAGCGCACATCAAAAATGAGCATCCGAGAAATGGGTGAACTGATGGAACTGATTGAGGCGTTTGGTGCTGAAAAGGGCGTTCGGTTCTCGGCTCCTGAATATGCGGAGGTGGCATGAGAGTGCTGATTGCCTGCGAATACTCCGGTCGCGTCCGAAATGCTTTTCGCTCTTTAGGTCATGACGCATGGTCTTGCGATCTTCTTGATGCTGAGGATGACTCAGTGTTTCACCTAAAAGGAAGCTGCCTTGACCATATTGGGGGGGGGTGGGATCTGATGGTTGCGCACCCTCCATGCACGCATCTTGCTGTGTCTGGTTCTCGCTGGTTCCCTGAGAAGGTCGCAAGCGGAGAGCAAAAAGAGGCAATCGAATTTTTCCTTGAACTAGCTCGCGCACCTATCCCACGGATTGCCATAGAAAACCCGATTTGCATCATGTCGAGCGTGTGGCGTGAGCCCGATCAAATAATTCAGCCTTGGCAATTTGGGCACGGAGAAACAAAAGCAACTTGCCTTTGGCTTAAGGGCCTTCCTCCGTTGGTGCCAACAAAGGTGGTTAGCGGTCGTGAGCCGCGAGTTCACCGAATGAGCCCTGGACCTGATCGATGGAAGGAGCGCAGCAGAACCTATGAAGGAATCGCCAGCGCAATGGCTAGCCAGTGGGCCGATTACTCGGATCTCGTCACGCAAATGGAGGCCGCATGATCCGACAAGGCCGCAAATACCAGCACGGAAACATCGAAGTGATAGCCCTTGAGTCAGCAGACAAAGGGCACGTCAAGGTAGCCCCAATTCAATGGCCGTTTCTTGGTATGTCCTACCTCACAAAGGTTGACTCGCTCAAGAAACTGCCGCAGAAGTATTTGCAGGGGGGCTTGCCTGAATGACACCAAAGCAACCAAAGCCAAAGAAGTGCAAAGCCAAAGGCTGTGGAGTCGTGTTTTCTCCTGCGAGGCCCATGCAATGCGTTTGCTCTCCTGCTTGCGCTCAGTTGCTCGCAAGGGCGAAGACAGAGCAAGCAGAGACAAAGAAGATCAGAGCGCAAAAGAAAGCAGACCGTGAGCGATTGCAGGAACTCAAGCCAAAGACATATTGGGCAGATCGGGCACAACGCCAGGTCAACCGATACGTGCGGCTTCGTGATCGTGGTCGACCCTGCATATCCTGCCAAACGCCTTGGCGGCCAGATTTTCAGGCGGGCCATTGGTTCACAACAAAGGCTCACCCTGAGTTGCGATATGACCTAGACAACATCAACGCACAGTGCATCACATGCAACCACCACAAATCAGGAAATGCCGCCGAGTACCGGATAAACCTAGTCGAGCGAATCGGACCTGAGCGAGTTGATGCGCTTGAATCATTCAAGCCGTCACAGAGATTGACAAGAGAAGACTACCAACGCATTGAAGCGCAGTTCAAGCAATTGGCAGACCAGCTAGAGAAGGAACAAGGATGAGCGAAAACGTCAAAGTGACGAAAAGTGTCACAAAGAAGATGCCGAAAGGAGGCAGCCGAAAGGGTGTCCCTAACAAAGTAACCAAGGAGCTAAAGGACATGATCCTACAAGCCCTTGATAACGCTGGCGGGGTCGATTACCTCGCAGAACGCGCATCAGATCCCCGCACTGCTTCGGCGTTCCTGACGCTGGTTGGCAAAACGCTGCCAATGACAGTCAAGGGTCCAGGAGAAAACGGGGAGCACATCTTCCAGAAAATCATCGTTGAAGTGGTGAAGGCTGAAAAGTGAACGAACTACGGATTCGTGTGCCTGAAGCGTACCTTCCGCTAGAGGGCGAGCATCGCTACATTGGCGCTCACGGTGGCCGTGGGTCTGGTAAGTCGCACTACTTTGGCGAGAGGTGGCTGCGCGAGAACATCGAGGGGAAAATGGATTTCGTGTGTCTGCGCGAAACCTTGAAATCCCTTGAGTTCTCCGTCAAGAAGCTGCTAGAGGGGAAAATTCAGCGATACAACGCCGGGTATTACTTCGAGATTCAAGACCGACGGATCACGTCAAAGCATGGCGGCGTGACCATCTTCGAGGGAATGCAGAACCACACAGCGGACTCGATCAAGTCTCTGGAAGGCTTTGATCGCGCATGGTTTGAAGAGTCGCAAGCAGCCAGCGACAAGAGCTTGACCCTTCTTCGACCAACTATCCGTAAACCGGGTAGCCAACTTTGGTTTAGCTGGAATCCCGACAAGGCTAGCGACCCAATCGACACGCTGCTGCGTGGTGATGTGCTGCCACCTGGCGCTGCGGTTGTCGAGGTGAACTATTGGGACAACCCAGAGTTCCCGGACGAGTTGCGACAAGAAATGGAGTACGACAAGAAGCGCGACCCAGACAAATACGCTCACGTCTGGTGCGGGAAGTATCGCCAGAACAGCGAGGCACGAGTATTCAAGAATTGGCGCGTCGATGAGTTCGACAACGATCCATCATGGATATTGCGTCAGGGCGCTGACTGGGGGTTCAGCATTGACCCGTCCGTGTTGGTTCAGTGCTCTATCGTTGGCCGCACGCTGTACATCAGCCACGAAGCGTACAGAGTTGGGTGTGAGGTTGACTTCTTGCCGGACCTGTTCCGATCTATCCCAGACGCGGAGAAATGGCCGACGATTGCAGACTCAGCCAGGCCGGAAACCATCAGCTACATGCAGCGACACGGATTCCCAAAGATGCTGGCCGCAATCAAAGGTGCAAGGAGTCTTGAGGAAGGGATCGAGTTCCTGCGCTCATTTGACATCGTTGTCCATCCTCGTTGCGTCCACACCATCCAAGAGCTAACAGCGTACAGCTACGAGGTTGACTCCCTGACTGGTTTGATCCTGCCAAAGCTGAAAGACAAGGACAACCACGTCATTGATGCGATCAGGTACGCATGCGAGGGTGCAAGACGAGCGGCAAAGGTTGGCAATCAGTACGACTTCACCCAATCAGCAGCCCAAGGGCTTAGCTTATGAAAAACGAACAACCCAACCCATGGCAGTTTGCACGGCTCCGCGAGATGCGGCGACTAATGGCCTTTATTGCCGGTCCTGTAGGGCCTCAGCACACCTTTTGGGATGACATCAGTGAGATCGACTCAGCTACTGGATTTGGTGGTTCAAGGCGGCTTGATATGAGCATTCCTGACCTGATCGCATATCTAGAACAGCGGCTGAAGGACTAGGCATGTATAAAACGCCAGTATTGCGCTGATGCTTTCTATCTGATAAGCTGCGCCCAAATAGCGCAAGTTTAGACTGCGCGACCATTTACTAACGTCGAGAGACGCCGTAAACCTATGACTGACGCACTCAAAGAGGCGCAGCGTCTCTATCAGGAGGCGCTTGACGCTTCGCGGGATCAGCGTTCCCAGATCGATGAGGATCTGCGCTTTTCTGACCCATCCGACCCCCAGCAATGGGACGAGGATGTGAAGCGCCAGCGTGAGCAAGACCCAGGCGGAAAGCGACCTTGCCTTGTGCTTGACCAGACAGGTCAATACGTGTCGAACGTATCAGGCCAGATTGAGCAGCAGCCGCCAAGCCTCCATGCAATCCCGGAAACTGGCGGTGCTGAGAAGCAAGCAGCCGAACAACTGGACGGACGATTTCGGCAAATTGAGTACGCATCACGCGCAAGCCAGCATTACGCTCGGGCTTTGACTAGCGCGGCTCGTACTGGCGTTGGTTATCTGATTGCTCGCCCTGAGTACATCGACCGCGCATTAGGCTATCAAGCCCCTCGGATCAGTTCAGAGCCAGACCCCCTAAAGGTCGTGTTTGATCCGTGGTCAACCGAAACAGATGGTAGTGATGCCACGTTCGGCTATTTGCTGACTTCGTTCAGCCCGCGAGAGTTTGAGCGCAAATGGCCTGGCAAAGAGTTGGCCGATTTTGGCGATCCTGAGCAATCGCACCGCAACGACTCGCGCAAGTCTGTATTGATTGCCGAGCAGTGGTATCGCGATGAGGTGACGCGCAATGTCATTGTTTACATTGACGAAGCAGGGCAAGAAGTTGCCGGTACAGAGGAAGAATACTGGGCGGCGTGTCAAGCGGCTGGCGTTCAATTGCCGTATGACCGCACGTACAAGGACAAAAAGGCTGTCGTCAAGTGGCGGCGCATGTCAGGCTGTGACGTGCTTGAGGATGGAGAGTATCCCGCCGACTTTATCGGCATCGTGCCTGTTTACGGCTATGTCTCGTTTGTAGATGGCCGCATGAAGTATTGCGGCATCCCTCGCCGCGCCAGAGCCGCCCAGCAAGCCTACAACTATCACAAGAGCGAATTGCTCATGCCTGGTGCGCAGTTGATGGCATCGAAGCGGGCTTTGGCTGGCGTTGAAACGATCTGGGACCGTGCTCAAGTTCAGCGTCGCGCTTTCTTGCCATACAACGATATGGATGAGATGGGCGCTGTTTCGTCGCCTACGCTGATCAAGACCGGCTCGTCATTGATTGATCACATGGCTGGTGCTGAAGCTGCGCTGCGTGACATTCAAGCGTCTGTGGGCATCTATCAAGCCAACCTTGGCGCGCCATCGAATGAAACCAGCGGCGTAGCCATTGAAAGCCGCAAGCAGCAAGGCGAGGCAAGCAACGCGCATTTCCCATCGCACCTATCCGCGTCTTTGGCTCACTTGGGCCGGATCGTCATGGATATGGATGCGCGGCTGGCTGATACGCGCCGCCAAATGCCAATCATGGGCGTTGACGGTTCTGCTGGGCAGATCAGCGTAGATCCAGAGCAGGCCAAAGCGTTTAGCCGTACACCTGATGGCGTCACGATCAACCCGCGAGTTGGTAAGTACGGTGTTCGGGTTGTGACAGGTGCCAGCTACAGCACGCAGCGCACACAGACTAATGCAGCATTTGCCGAGATCATGCGGGGCAACAAAGAGTTGGCTCCTGTCGTTGCGCCGTTCTGGGCTCAAACGCTGGACTTCCCAGGCTCTGATAAGTTCGCCCAAGCGATGGCATCGATGGCCCCTCCTGCTGTCAAGGCAATCCTGACGCCAGAGGGTGGCGACAAAGGCCCAGATCCAGCGGCACTTGCGCAGCAATTGAAGCAATGCCAGGACGCTTTGCAGGAGGCCATCCAGCACGCTCGTGAGGCTCAAGACGACGCTGATGAAGCCATGAGCGCAGCAGCAGAAGCCAAGCGATCAGCAGCCGCCAAGGAGCGGGAACTGGACATCAAGGCCTATCAAGCTGAAACGGACCGTCTGAAGGTCACAGGCGCGAACGTGGATCAGATCGAGGCGATTACCCGCGACTTGATCAATCAAATGCTGATGCAGCCCGATCCGCTTCCCGGTGATCCGGTTACGCCAGATGACTCGATGGCGCATGAGCAGGCAGAAACACCGCAGTTTGAGCAGCAGGAAGGCGAACAGGAGCGCAACAGCATGGGCGAAGCCCCAGAGCTTGAGCAATCCGAAGCGCCATCGGAGCAACCAAATGAAATGCCATTTGCTGGCGAAGGAGAGCAGCAATGACTGCTGTGACGGCTGGAACCACCAAGACATTTACGGCCCAAGTTGATGGGTCTTCGTTCGTTGTTATTGCGCCAGGCGGCGCAGCAGGCAGCGTTATTGACCAAGACGGTCGAACACAGGCGATTGACCCTAATGGCACGCGCCGAAAGTTTGGGCCACTGCGTGAGTTGCAGTCCATTACCGTCTCCATGCAAGTCGGTAACGCATCGGTTGAGTTGGATGGCTGGTCAGGCGGAATCCCGATTACTGCTGAGACGAACCCAACCGGCCAGACGGTGCTAGACGACGCGAGCGATGCTATCGTCAACCCAGATGAGATTGCATTAAGCCGGTTTCTCTCGGACCTAAGTGGCTCAACAGATCAGCGCTCGAACTTTATCAGTGCGATGGATAGCGCCATTGCTTCCGGTAAATGGCTGGTTGTTGATAAACCATGCTTCATTAACATTCAGGCCGACTGGACAAAGCCCGTATTCCTCAAGACAGGGCTGAGGCTGAAATTCCGAGGTGCAGGTCGCCTGATCGTAAATCAGAGCTTTGTTCCTGCGCTTCTGATCGTGAACCAAAGCGACATCAAGCTGCACGACTTGATGGTGCAATACACAGGTCAGATGCCCGCAGTGTTCCCCGGGTGGACGGTTTCGGATAACTTTTTCAAAATCACGCTAAAAAATTGGCTTGTAGCGAACTGCGGCGTTACGTTCTCAAGTCGAGATCCACTCAACGGCGAGTCCGGAACGGCGGGAACTGCACCAGTGCTGAAGGTGCTTGGCGAAACATCTGACGTTGAAATCATTGGCCCACGCCTGTATGTGGCTGAAGGGACGCTCCCTTCCCGCTTCATGCCGTGCGCGATCACTTTCGGGGTTGAGTGGAAAAGCAATAAGTCCATTGGTGCGGGAACTGTCAGAGATACTAACTCGGTAGCCCAACCAACCAGAATTCGAGTGTCTCGTCTTGCGATTGATGGCGCGTATCACTCCATCCATGGTTCATTATCTGACTCAGACTTTGAGGACGTTCAAGGGTTCAGATACGGTGATCTGCAAGATGATGGCGGTGGGAACCTAGGCGGGTCAGCCGAGTGGTATGCGGGCGGGCACATGTTTTATTTAACCGAGCCTTCGTCTGCGGAGGCTGGGACATACTTTTACCCGAACCGCGTAAACATCCGTCGCGTGCGTGATTTCGGCGTGAAGGTTGGTGCATTGACTACCGTGCGCAATGCCAACTCGCTCAAAATAACAAAGTCTGGTGTGGTTACGGTTGACGATTACGAAACTCATCGTCCAGGTGGCTTCGGGGAGATCAATAACAACGATGGTGTGAGCATCCGCCGTCTGCGCGGAACGTATGACTCATCACAGTCAACATTCGGATTCCGAATTGAGACATATCAAAAAAATCTCGTCCTCGACGATTGGGATTTAACAGACCTGAATCCATCTCCGACATACATCCCGCTCAAAGGGTATGGGTACGATGCTACAAGCAAGAATGTGCAGATTACAAATATCCGGATGCGCCTACCTGACTTTACAGGGACGGCTCACCCAGGCTTCTACCTTACCGCCGATGGTGTGAAGATTGATCTGGCGTTGTATTTGGCTGCGCACACTGCCACACAGCAGTACAGGGGGGTCATGTTGTATGACGGCAGCAACAGGGCCATCAATACGGATTACACCGCGACGGTGTACGGCTGGCGCGCAACTGCCTCAAACTTCGACGCGCTAAAGGCTCGGATCATCCTGAATAACCCAGGCTCGTCGAGCGTCATTGGTCGTTTCGTGGATAAATCTAACGCCTATGAAGCTGAGGTTCGCGGTGGGTTCAAGCGTGAGTACAGGACTATCCATGCCGATGTCGCTATGGTTGCCGGTGCAACCGTTGCGGCAGGTATAACGATTCCTGCTAACTGGTCAGTGGTTGAGGCGGCGAGCGTGGTTAAGACTGCCCTTGGCACGACAGGCGGCGTGACGTCTTATCAGGTGGGTGTGTCCGGCACTCCTGCGCTCCTTGGCGCGTCAGACGGTGTGACGGGTGGTAAGCAGTCGATGATCGAGAGCGTCGCGTCAACCGGCGCTGATCGTGCCGTCATCCTGACCGCCGTTGGCGGCACGTTCGATGCGACCGGCAACATCCGATTGACGATCAGAGTGACGAAGGTGTCGGCATCTGAGTAAGCATGTCCGGCACAACAGCAAGTAACCCGTGCGAAAAAAATACCTCCGATTTGAACAATTGGGGGTATTTCGCCCAATGCCTTTGCCGCAGCAAATGCGAGAGCGGATCAGGCAGGAGTCGGAGAGGGCTCGGGCGATGGCTGAAAAGATGCTTAAACCGATGGTCAGCCGGTCAAATAGCTGATCGCTTTGGTGTCCGCAGTGATGCGCCGCCGGGAGTTTTGAATGAGTACTGAAGAAACCGCACTGCCAGCATCGGGGAATGATTCCCCAGAGGCAAGCGGCCAGCCTAATGCTGACCAGCTTGCGCAAGCCAATGATGATTCATCTGTGGATGAATCTGGCGCTTCTGACAAGCCAGAAGGCGACGAGGACAAGACCAAGCCAGAAAAAACGCCTGAAGAACGCGAACGAATCCGCATGCAACGAGGCATCGACCGACGCACTCGCCAGCTTGCAGAAACACGCGCACAAATGCAGCAGCTACAAGAGCAGCTTGCATCCTTGACAAGCAACCGAATTAAGCCTGACAATCAGGCAACGCATGACGATAGCGAACCTCTATCGCTCACACGCGCACAGATCGATCAGTTGATCAAAGCCGAAGCCCAAAAGCTCGCACCGACACTGAAGGATCAAGCGGCGGAAGTTGAGCGACGCCAGGGTGTGATCCAGTCGCTTGCAAAGACGTGGGGACAAGAGCGATTCGACGAACTTTCATCAGATCTTGATGACGCGTTTGGCGGGTTGTCAGACAGCAGTGGTCGGCCCAAGCCTGCAATTGAAGCTGTCTTTGAATCCGACGAACCCGCCAAGGTTATTGAATATCTCGCGGACCCAGACAACGCTGACGAAGCCGAACGCATCGCACGCATGAGCGCTATTCAGGCAGGCAAAGCAATCGCCCGCCTTGAAGACAAGCTCAAAGAACTTGCGAAGAAAGGTAAGCCGCAGCCGTCAAAACAACCTCCACCGCTCGAAAGCGTGCGCGGCCAAGGCGGAGCCCCGAAAGGGCCAAGCCCAAGCGACACAAAAGCATGGATCGCGTGGCGTAACGAGCAAGAACGCAAGGGTCTAGCCTGACCCGCAAATTCATCACTTTCTAACGCCGCGATGGCGCTGAAGGACACAAAATGGCAAACGCACTGGTTACCTCGACCGTCATCACGAATGAGGTTCTTCGCATCGCTCACAACGCTTCTGCGTTTTTGGGCAACGTCAACACCGACTACAAAGAGGCATGGACTGGCGACGTCAAGCCCGGATCTACAGTCAAGGCTCGCGCACCTGTTCAGTTTACACACCGCGATGGCGAAACCGCCAACGTTCAGGACATCACTGAACGCTCGGTTGATGTGGCTTTGCAGCCTCTGCTGGGTCTGGATTTTGCAGTTGGCTCGACTGAGTTGACATCCTCCGTTGGCAGCAATGGCAGCGTGGATAAGGCGTTCAAAGAGCGATACCTCAAGCCAGCCGGTTTGAAGTTGGCTGCTCTGCTGGATTACCGCATCGGCACGCTGATGAAGAACGGTTTCCATCAGATGGTCGGCACACCCGGCACGCCTCCATCGACCTTTGCTGACCTGCTGAACGCTGGCGTGCCTCTGGATCGCATGAGCGTTCCTCGTGATGGTATGCGCATGGCTGCAATCGAGCCTGGCGCTAACGCTTCTATCGTTGCTGGCCTGTCTGGCCTGTTCAACAACAAGGAAGTGTTGGGCGAGCAGTACAAAACCGGCGTCATCAAAACCGGCGCGGGCTTGGATCTGGTTATGAGCCAGAACGTACCAAGCCACACGGTTGGCCCATTGGGCGGCACGCCTCTGATCAACGGTGCAAACCAAGGTTTGATTAACTCTGGCGCGACCGATAACCCATACGCTGCGACTACTTCGCTGGTCACTGATGGATGGACTGCTGCGGCTGCTGCACGCTTGAACCAAGGCGACACATTCACCATCGCTGGCGTGTTCTCTGTCAACCCAGAGACAAAGGCCAGCACTGGTGTCCTGCAATCGTTCCTGGTGACTGCAAACGTGTCGTCTGACGCTGGCGGTAACGCCACTGTTGTGATCAGCCCCGCGATCATCGCTGGTGGTGCATATCAGAACGTGACTGCCCGCCCTGCTGACAACGCAGCTATCACCATCACCTCGGGCGCTGCCAACACGACCTACACCAACAACTTGGTTTGGCATCGTGATGCTGTGACCTTCGTGTCTCCTAAGCAGGAATTGCCTGGCGGTATGGACATGGCCTATCAAGCATCCTTGGCCGATGAGGGTGGTGTGTCTCTGCGATTCGTTCGCGGCTTTGACATCACGAACAACAAGTTCGTGAGCCGCTTTGACATCTTGTGGGGTGCTGCGGTGACCTTGCCTAACTTCGGCGTGCGTCGCACCAACTGATGACGGGTTGCCAGCCATCCGCTCCTATGGCTGGCTTTGGGTGGGGCGCATAACGTGCTCCACCCAATTTTCAGGTGATTTGAATGTATCCACTGAACATGCAATTGACGGCCCCCAGTATTGGGTTCGCTGTTGCCAATGACAAGGCCGAACACATCGCATTGACTGCGATTGGCTATGAACCTGGATATGTGTCGGATGCGGTCCAGACAAAAGAGTCTGTGATGGCTTTGCTTGATGCCGCTGGCATTGAGTACGACAAGCGTTTAGGTGTTGAAAAGCTGGCTGCTTTGCTGCCAAAGGATTGATGTGACACGCGCACTTGACATCATCACAGACGCATACGAGCGTTGCAACAGATTGAGCCCCGGCGAAGTGCTGGGCGCAGACGATGCCGCCTTTGGCTTGCGTCGCCTCAATATGTTGGTTGATGAGTTGAGCGCGATGTCATTGAGCCTGTTCCGTGACGTTCTGACGAGCGCCGCGCAGACAGGGAACATTACGTTGGGTGCTGGTTCATGGGCTTCTATCTCGCCTGGATCGCAGATCATCAGCGCAGCATGTGACAACCTGCCATTAGAGCCGATCACGGTCCAGCAATACAACGAGAAGTACCGCCCATTCACAACCGGAAGACCGTCTGTTTATGCCCATGATGGGTTTGCAACGATCTACCTGCTTCCATCTCCAACAGGCCAAACAGTCACGCTGCAAACGCGCAGCACTGTTGCCGAGTTCGCAGATCAAACGACAGACTACACATTGCCGGACGGTTGGGCTAATGCACTTGGCGCGGCTCTGGCTGTTCGCATTGCTCCTAACATCCTTGGGCAGGTTCCCCAAATTCTACTGAATGCTGAATCAAAGGCTTTGGGCGCTGTTGATAAGTACGAGCCTGCAATCATTGACGTCCCCAGCTACAGCGGAGCGCGTGCGGTGTACCCGGCGCGGTTGTTCTGATGGCGGGATCTCCATACGTCAAATGCGTCGGGCCAAGCTATCACTTGGCTGACCGCAAGGCTGCGGTTCAAACGGCTGTAAATTGCTATCCGATGCGGTTGGACGGTGATAACTGGATGCTGGCCGCAACGCCTGGTGAAGTCCAGATTGCAGACCTAGGCGCGGAAATTCGCGGATCTCGTGTCGTGAATGGCCGGTGGTTTGTTGTCGCTGGGTCTACCTTGTACGAGGTCACAGAATCAGGCTCATCTACATCACGCGGGACGATTGGCAGTGCATCTGGCTATGTCGGAATGGCGCACAACAAAACCCAGATGGCGATTGTTGATGGCGGGTCGCTATACATCTTTGCGCTTGACACAAACACGCTGACGCCCATTACATCTGAAGGGTGGCGCGGATCGCGTGATGTGCATGAGCTGGACGGGTATTTCGTCTTTGTTGATCCTGACACCGATCAGTTCTACCTATCCGCAATTGATGACGGTACATCATTGGATGCGCTTGACTTCAGCAGCGCAGATTCAAGCCCTGATGACATCGTCACACATCATGTAAGCCATCGTCAGTTGTGGCTCTTTGGCGACCTGTCTACCGAAATCTGGATTGACTCTGGGGATCTGGCTTTCCCATTCGTTCGTTATTCGTCATACACCATCGACGTTGGGATCGTAGGCCCTCGCGCTGTCATTCGTGCTGCTGACACCTTGTTCTGGATCGGCAAGACCGACAGGGGCGAGGGCCTTGTTTACATGGCGTCAGGTAATCAGCCCCAGCGCGTCAGCACAAAGGCCGTTGAGGAGGCTTTGCGGGCGTCTAGTGACCTAGCTGGCGCATCGATGTGGACTTACCAGATAGATGGGGCCGAGTTCGTTGGAGTCACTGCGCCAGGCATGTCCAGCACTTGGGTTTTCGACGCTGCATCTCAGCAATGGCACGAGCGGGCAGAGTGGGCCGATGGGTGGGCCCCGCTTCAGTCTGGGTTCGTGACATCGCTCAACGGCAACCACTACGCAGGCACGAGCGCAGGCAAGTTGGTGCGCCTTGATGTTGACGCCAATAACCTAAACGGTCGTCCATTGGTTCGTGAGCGTACATGGCCTCACATGACTCATCCAAGCGCAGAGCCGATCACATATTGTGGCGTTGAGTTGCAAATGAAGACGGGCAGCGGTGGCAATGTCACGCTAGAGATCAGCAACGATGGTGGGGCGACATTTGGACCGCCTTTGCTTCGCTCGCTTGGTGCAGTTGGTCGGTTTATGCAGCGCGTTCGCTGGCTTGGTCTTGGTACAGCATTCAATCGGGTGTTCCGCATCCGATGCTCAGATGATGTGCCATTTGCAATCCATTCGGCAACGGTGGACACGCTATGACCAATGCACTGACATTGCCACAAGCCCGCATCCCATTGGGTTGGGTAAACCTGCCGGGTCAGCGGTTGCCTGTTTCGATTGACATCGAATGGATGCGTGCACTGATCGGCATGTATCAGCGAATTGGCGGTGTTTCGGCTCCGACCAACAATGAGCTTGACAACAATTTGCAATTCGATGTGCGCGAGTCTGAGGCGGCGGAATTGTCCAAGCGTCTGAACGACTTGGAACGACTGTTTCACATCTCGGACACCTCGGCGGCAATGGCGCAGGTTTCGGAGTTGCTCAAAAACACTGGCGCATCGATCACAGAAGCCGAGATTGACCTTGGTTCAACCCCTCGCAAGTCATTCCGCGTGACCGTAACAGACCAGGCTATCAGCCCAGCCTCAAAGGTGATTGTTTCAGCTTCAGGAAATGCGGCAACAGGTCGCGGCCTTGATGACTGGGAATGGGATTCGGCTGATTTCTCAGCAAAACCAGCAGCAGGGTCTATGACTCTTTACGCACGCTTTACCGGGCACGTTTCCGGCAAACGCAAGATTAACTACATGGTGGCTTAATGGCATACGTAGAAGACGGCTCGGCCATTGCAGGCGGTGCAGCGGTTGACTCTAACCACAACCTCAAGGTAACCAACCCGACAAGCTCCAGCCAGGCTGGCTATGTGGCATTGGCTGGGGTAATTGATGCCAATCGCTCGGTGACTATCCCGATCAGCGCATCTACTCAGGGTCTATTGGGTACTGGTCAGGCGTCGATTGACTGGGAAGAAGGCTTTTCGGCTTCGGCCATCAGCCCTTCTAAGTGGTCGCAGGTTTTGACGACCATGACAACCAGCGTTTCCAACAATGCGGTTGTGCTGAACGCTGGTAGTTCGTTGGCCTCTGGTGCGGTTGCTCGTTTGGTTTCTTGGCGTACTGCTGAAACCCCTCGCGGCGCAGATCGAATCATCGGCTGGCGGGCAATGATGCCTAACCTTATTGCTGGCGCGATCACTGAATTGGGCATGTTCACGGCCTCTGGTGTGACGTCCCCAACTGGTGGCGCGTTCTTCCGGTACGCAGCAGACGGCACATTGCGCGGCGTGATTATCTCGATCTCTGGGTCAGAGAACACAACCGCAGTCATCCCAACCCCCACCCTAGGGGTGGCCCATGACTATGTGATTCTGATCGGTAAAACGTCGGTCATCTTCCAAATCGATGATGTCGTTGTGGGGATCATCTCGCTGGGCGACACATCCCCAAGCCCTGTCACTTCTGAATCTGGCCCGTTCTGCGCACGCCTGTACAACTCATCGGCAACAGCTTCGGCTCAGTTGGTCTACTTGTACCGATCTGTTGGCGCGTACTACGGCGGCAACTATGGCTACACACGGCCTTTCCTTGCGGCATTGGGTGGTGATGTTGGCTCGCAAGGCGTAGTCGGTGGGTCTACCGGATCACTGGCTAACTATGCAAACTCGGCTGCACCTGCATCTGCAACCCTTAGCAACACGGCAGCAGGGTACACAACGCTAGGCGGTCAGTTCCAGTTTGCTGCGGTAGCTGGGGCTGAAACAGACTACGCCCTGTTTGCCTTCCAAGTCCCTGCGCAGACTGCGACAAACCAAGGGCGCACGCTACTGGTCCACGGTGTCACGATTGACACGTTCAACACGGTTGCTGCTGTAGCCACTACGGCAACTGTATTGCAATGGGCTGTCGGGTATGACTCATCAGCCGTGTCCCTTGCAACGGCAGACGCAGCAGCGGCAAAGGCTCGGCGCGTTGTTCCGGTTGGTGTTCAGTCATTCGCAGTTGGTGCTGCGGCTGGCGCTCAGGCAGCAAGTCTGAATGTCAAGTTCGCGCAGCCATTGCCCATCAACGCTGGCAACTACTTCCATGTGATTTTGAAGATGCCAATTGGCACCGCCACGGCTACGGAAATCTTCCGTGGCCTGGTCGGCATTGACGCAACCTGGGAATAAGCATGGCACTAAGCATCAAACGGCTAGTCCCCGGATCGATCCTGACTGGATCGGTTGCAACTTACTACACATGCCCGGCTAACAAGTACGCGATTTTGAAAAGCCTGACGGTTGCCAACTCTACTGGTGCGGCGGTTTCTGTGTCCCTGTATTTGGTGCCTGATGGCGCTACAGCATCGGCTGCTTATCTGATCCGTCCTCCTCGCTTGATCGATGTGAACGAGTCCTACACATGCCCAGAGGCTGTGAATCAAGCCATTGAAGGCGGTGGCACCTTGCAGGCTATTGGACCAGGGCTGACGCTGATCGTTTCTGGGGCTGAGGGGGTGAACGCATGAAGACTGATGTTGCGCGCATAAACATGCACGATCCAATTGACAGTCTGCAATCCGAATTGGCAAAACTGCCTCAGTACGAGCCAGTTACTACGCACCACTTTCATGGTGGCATTTATTGCCGAGAGGTTTGGCGAGATGCTGGGGTTCTAGTTATTGGCAAGGTCCACAAAAAAGCGCACTTCTACGAGATCGTTAGCGGTACGGTGCAGGTCACAAACGATGGCGGGAAAGCTGAACAGATGACTGGTCCTGTGCTTATCAAATGCAACCCAGGAACAAAAAGGGCCGTCCTTGCATTGACGCCGGTGCTTTGTCGGACATTCCATGCGACCGATGCAGATACCGTTGAATCTGCTGAGTCTCAGCTTGTAGAGGAAGACAACTCAAGCATGTATTCGGTTGGAAATTCTGTCATTGACAGATTGGCTAGTCAAAACAAAATGGAGGTACTGCCATGACATTTTGGGCAGCGGGCGCAATAGTTGGTTCTGCCGTAATTGGCGGAGTTCTGCAATCAAATGCAGCAGGAGATGCCGCAGACGCGCAGAGAGAAGGCACTGCGGCTAGCGTTGGAGAACAGCGCCGCCAGTTTGACCTAACCCGCGAGGACTATAAGCCATTCCGTGAATCTGGCGTTCGTGCTCTGGGTCAGCTCGAGACTGACATCAATGCGCCTGTTACATCTGCTGATGTCATGGCAGACCCTGGTTATCAGTTTGGTCTGAAGCAAGGTCAGCTTGGTCTTGATCGTAAGGCGGCGGCATCTGGTGGGCGAGTATCTGGCGCGGCATTGAAGTCGGCTGCTGAGTATGCGACAAACTATGCATCGACTGGTTACGGCGCTGCATACCAACGCAGACAAGACCGTTTGAATCGCCTTGCATCATTGGCTGGATTAGGTCAGACGGCAACAGGAGGTAGTGCTGCGGCTGGTCAGAGTTCGGCCAATGCTATCAGCGGTGCTCTGAGTTCTCAGGGCGATGCAACAGGCGCGGCCCGCATGGCTAAAGGCAACATCTGGGGTAACACTGTCAACCAGTTGGGCGCGGTTGCGTCGAAGTGGGCTAGTACACCGTCATCTAATCCATTTGGCGCTGACCAGTACGGCAACGCCTTCACAAACGAAGACATCATGTTTAACTGAGGCACTATGGCAAACGCAAACCTATTCCAGCAGTATTTGCAGCCAGTTCGCTCGGTGACTGACTACGCTGCTGACCTTGACAAAGCAGAAGGCAATCAGCTTGCTTTGCAAGGCCAGCGCAGGCAAAACGAGTTGTCGGCATTGACAGCAGATCAAGCTCGCCAAAAGATCGCATCGGATACAGAAGATCGCAACGCATTGCAGCGCCTTGCAGCAACATGGGGCAGCGACACGACGCTAGATCAGCGCGTTGCATCCTTGCGCAACTCTGGCCGATCCTCACTGATGCAACAGGCTGATGCGCTTGAAAAGCAGGGCCTCGAAAAGCAAAGGGTAGGCGCAGAGGTCTCCGAGAAGAAATCAAAGCTGATTGATGATCGGCTGAAGCAGTCCTACGCATTGCTGTCGCAAGTTCAAACGCCAGAGCAGTACATTGCATGGCACGAAGGCAACCATGCTGACCATGTAATTGGCCCACTGCTTCAGTCTCGCGGTATCACGGCAGATCAGGCAAGGGCAAATATTGCAGATGCCATGAAGCAGCCGGGGGGGCTTGAAAAACTGATCCTCAAGTCTGGCATTGGTCTGGAAAAGTTCGCAGAGAACCAGCGTCTGCTTGCTGCCCAAAATGAAACTGGCCGTCACAACAAAGCGGTAGAAGCTAATGCAGCCGGGCAATTGTCTGTGGCTCGTGACCGCCTTGCTTATGACAAGAGCCAGCCAAAGGGGCAGATTGTTCAGGCTGATCAGGGTATGGTTTTGGTTGACCCAAGGACTGGTAAATCAACACCCATAACTGCGCCAGATGGAACGCCACTGGCTCCAAAGTTGAAAGACCTGCCAACAGCAGCAAGCGCTGCGATTATGAGTAACGCTCAAGGCATCAACAAGGTCCAGCAGGCTATTGACTTGCTTGATGGAAATGACGTTGGCGCACTAAAGGGAGACTCAAACGCAACAGGATGGAAGGCGTATGCCCCTCAAGCACTTTTGAATCGTGCTGATCCTGGCGGCGTTGATACGCGGGCAATGATTACAGACATCGGTTCTCTGATCTTGCATGACCGGAGTGGCGCAGCAGTTACGGCCTCTGAAACGCCGCGCCTTTTGCCGTTCATTCCACTGCCGACAGACGACAGGGAGACTGCCCGCAAGAAGCTAACTCGCTTCAAGCAGATCTATGAGCAAGAGCAGCAAGCCTATCTTGATACATACAGCAAAGATCAAGGGTACAAGACGCCAAAGGTGCCGCAGCCAGCAACCCCAAAAGCCACAAGCAAAACAGTCCCCAAGTCAAATAACAAGGGGTGGACTTTGCACGAAGATGCAAACGGCAACAAGGCCTATGTAAGCCCTGACGGCAAACAATTTGAAGAGGTGAAGTGATGGCATTTGACTTATCAAGCGCAAAGCCAGCATCAGCGGGATTTGACCTGTCTTCAGCGAAGCCGGTTGAACAAAAGAAGTCAAGCGTAGTTGACGACATTAAGCAGGGCGTTGGCAATCTAGTTGCTGGTGGCATTCGTGGAGCTGGCTCAATCGGTGCAACATTGCTGTATCCGATCGATAAGGCCCAAGATCTGTACTACGGTGATCGAAATGCTGGAGTAACAAGCCTAGTCACAGGAAAGAAGCCATTAAGCCGAAACGAAGAACGCAGACAGCAGATGGATGAAGGGTTGCGCAGTCTGGGCGCTGATCCGGAATCATTGCTATACAAGGGTGGGAAACTCGCCGGAGAGGTAGCTGGAACGGCTGGAGTTGGTGGCGCATTGGCTAACGGTGTGCGAATGACTGCGGCAGTTGGCGGGAGGGCTATTCCGTCGGCAGTTGAGCCGGTTTTGAATGCTATTGCATCGTCAGGAATGTCAACAGGCGGGGCAGTTGCTCAAGGGGGCAAGGAAGTAACAAAGAACCTTATTACTCGTGCGGCAGGCGGTGCAATTACCGGCGGTGCATCCGCTGGATTGGTTGAGCCTTCTCAGGCAAGCGATGGCGCAATTGTTGGTGCGGTGCTTCCGCCAGCATTAGCAACGGTAGGGAAAGTTGGCTCCACAATTGGTAAAGGCGTTCGCACAGCAACGAAGAACGCATTGGGCCTTTCAACTGGTGTTGGTGCTGAACCAATCAGCCAAGCGTTCAAGGCTGGGCAATCGGGGAACCAATCATTTTTGAACAACCTCAAAGGCGATGTTCAACTGACTGATGTTCTTGATGAGGCGAAATCTGGATTGCAGGCAATGAACGCAGCCAAAGCTGCTGAGTATCGAAGCGGGATGATCCCAATCAAAGGGGATAAATCCGTACTAAGCTTAGATGGCATTAGCAAAGCGATTGATGATGCTGGTGCAGTTGCCACATACAAAGGCCAGGTAAAGAACGAGTCAGCAAATGCTGCGGTTGAAAAAATGCGGGCAATTGTTGATGAGTGGAAATCCCTTGACCCTGCTCAGTTTCACACGCCGGAAGGTTTGGATGCCTTGAAACAAAAGCTGGGAGGCGTCATTGAGTCAATCCCATTCAATGAAAAGCAAGCCCGTCTAGCCGCAAACAAGGTTTACAACGCCACAAAATCAGAGATTGAATCCCAAGCTCCAACCTATGCCAAGGTAATGAAGGGCTACCAAACGGCATCAGATCAAATCTCTGAAATTGAGCGTGCGTTGTCGCTTGGTGATCGTGCGTCAAAAGATACGGCAATGCGAAAGCTGCAATCTTTGATGCGCAACAACGTTCAAACAAACTACGGAAATCGATTGTCTTTGGCGAAGACGCTGGAAGGTCAAGGCGGCGTCGAGTTGATGCCAGCGCTATCAGGCCAGGCGCTCAATTCATGGACTCCGCGTAGTTTGTCTGGGCAAATTGGGGCGGGGGCGACAGCGCTCAGTGCGGCAAGTAATCCTCTGACATTAGCTGCTCTGCCACTTCAAAGCCCGCGCCTTGTAGGCCAGTTAGCCTATGGAGCGGGTAGGCTATCTGGTGTGGCGTCAAGATCTGCGTCATTAGGAAAGAACCCGCTGGCTGCGATAGCTAATGATCCATCTCCTATTGCTCAGTTTGGTTATCGTGTTGGCCCCGTGATAACGGCTGACCGGTAAGACCTCGCCATAGGCCCCATCCAAAAGCCAGGACAAGCAGGACAACAGCCTTCCATATCTTGAATTGCAAGTAACTCATGCAGCCCCCTAATCCCCGTTGAGGCGGGATAGACCTTAAAATTCAACAACTCTTAACGCCGAGATGGCGCTGGAGACAGAAATGACAGCAAGCCTGACAGGCGTATTTAGCCTGCAAGAATTCACGGACCTTGGCGTGCCAATGGTAGGTGGCCGACTTTACACCTACACCTACGGGACGACAACCCACAAAACGGCGTACACCGACAAAGCGGGAACCATCCCGCACACATATACCAGTGATGGTGTTGGCGGTCAGTACATCGCGTTGAATGCTCGCGGCGAATTGCCCGCCCCGTTGTATCTGGCATCGGGTAGCTACGACATTGCGCTCAAAACATCGACGGGCGCAACTGTTTGGACGCGTCGGGCTGATCCTGGTGATGATGCTTCTGAAGCGATAAGCGCCGCAATTCGCGCCGATCTTGTATCAACGGATAGCGGCAAGGGAAACACGCTAGTTTCCTACGTCAAGACGGCGGCTGAAACAACAGCCGGGGCGGACATCGTCAACGGATTCTATCCACCATGCCACCCATACCGCTACGGCACGAACACAACTCCAGGCACAACCGACATGCGGGCAGCGTTCCAGATGTCCATTGCTGTTGCGCAAGCTCAGGCCCAATCGTCTGGCGCTCAAGTTGATGTTGATTGGCGCGTGTCTGGGGTTCACCTGATCGGTGCGGTAGCCTCGTCTGATAGCTCCAACCTGACGACAGGCAAATACAACGGGCTGATCGTTCCGTTCACGGCAGATGACATTGATGGCGGAGGCACACCAGGCCGAATTCGTATCTTGTCTAGTCCGTCTCTCAAACTCAAGGCCGGTGCGGACAGCATGATCGTGCTGCGCTGGTGCGATAGCAAATCGCATCTGATCGGATTCCCTGTTATCGATGGCAACGGGAAAGCCAACGCGTGGGGCGTGGCAATGGTCCCCGCGTCGATGACTCAAACGACGACTTGCGTGTTCCAGTGCTACAACCACATCGAAGTCGCTACGCAGGGCTGCACTGAAGGCCTGGTTATGCAACAAGGCCCGACTGTATTGGGCCGTGACTCAGGCTGCTGGTACAACACGATCCACTATTACGGATACAACAACACGCGTCACCGCTGGCTCAAAGAAGCGGCGCTTGGCAGCAGCGTTGCAACCACTCGAAACACGTTCAATGGACGCTGCGGCGGTGGCAACAGCAACACTGGTGCTCAGTACGATTCAGGCGCGGAAAACTACGACTACATCCACGACGAAGGCATCACCTACGGCACAAGCCCGAACGCAACGCCAACGGCACGTAAGATACTAGCAACCCCTCCGACGCAAGCTGGCACGAACGAGGACAACTACTTTGAGGGTCTGGTCGAAGCGTCTACCCGCTGGTATGACAATGCAGCGCAGAACACGCATATCGTTCGCAATCCGCTGGATGAATCAAAGTGTCTATTCACTGTCCGGCCCTTGCATATTGAAGGCCGGAAGGTTGGTGGGCTTCAGAGATTAGAGCTGCAAGAACTAGTCTCTACCGTTCGATCTGCGATGTATGGGCCTGTCGCATTCCAAACAGCGGGCAACGCTGCAAAGGCTGCAACGATCAGTTCTAACTGCGGCGTGAGCAACACGTATAACGGGCTCCTTTTTCAAAGCAACACGAAAGAAGACGGTTCGCAAGGAAACGTGGCTTTGCCTTCTTGGGCTATCGATGTTGGCGGTTATGACAATGCAACATACCCCGGCACATCTGACAGCGTTTCGATCTTGCGCAAGCCAGCCGGTGGATCTTGGTCTGTTGTCATGAGGGTTGGCAGTTCTGGTCAATTGGTGCTTCCAGTCTTCACAGTTGCCAGCCTTCCAAGCGCGGCAACAGCGTACCAAAAAGCATTTGTGTCAGATGCCAACGCAACGACATTCAACAGCATCGTTGCAGGAGGAGGGGCCAACAAAGTGCCGGTCTACAGCGATGGCACCAACTGGCGCATTGGCTAACACCCCAATCAGGGCGATTTACTAGAACTCCCGCGCGTCGAGCGGCAGAGGCGCGGGTTCTTTTCTTGGCCGTCTACGGATCGTAATGACAGTGCATCAGATGGACGCAGATACACCAACCACACACCCAGAGATGGCAGTTTTGAAAATGGCGTTGGCTTGGCTTGGTTATGTGATCGGCTCGATCACCTTACAACAGGTGGTTTTGGCTTTGACCGGCCTTTATACGGCTTTGCAGATTTACCTGTTGATCCGTGATCGGATCATTCGGGACAAGGAGAAGGCATGAAGCTAATTGACGAATGGCGCACCGCTTGGAAGTTTCTGAGCGTGCAGGCCAATGTGTTGGGTGGCGCGATGGCTTCGGCTTATGCGACCTTCTACCCGCAACTGAAAGACACGATCAGCCCGTCGGCAATGGGCTACCTGACCGGCGCGGTGTTCGCTCTTGGTGTGATTGGCCGAGTTATCTCTCAGCAACCGAAAGAGCCGGACGAATCCAAGGCTGAGGTTCATCCATGAAACTCGAACTCAAGCGCACTGAATGTGGGGCCGTCTGCACTATCGGTGAGCTACTGGTCGATGGCGCTCACGAATGCTGGACGCTTGAGGACGTAGTAAGGGCTGATGGCGTCAAGGTGTATGGCGAGACGGCTATCCCTGCTGGCACTTATCAGGTTGACATTACCTACAGCCCACGATTCAAGCGTGACTTGCCTTTGCTGATCGGGGTTCAGAACTTCATCGGCATTCGGATTCATCCAGGCAACACGGCGAGCGATACCGAAGGCTGCATTCTGGTAGGGCAGGGTAAGGGCAAAAACGTGATTTTGGAGAGCCGCGCAGCCTTTGCCATGCTCATGGGCAAACTGTGTGCAGCCAAGAAGCGAGGCGAGCCCATCACCATCGAGGTGGGTGCATGAGAGAAATCCTAGCCATCATCCTTGCCTTGTGCTTGGTAGCTGGTGCTGGTGGATTCGTCGGAAACCGGCTCAAGCAATCCGAGTGGGATCGGTCAATCATCGCAACCAGCGAGGCTCAAGACAAAGCCCTAGACGCTGCGGCCAAAGCCATCGCACAGATTGACGTCAAGCAGCAAACCATTGTCCAAAGGGTCACCCATGAGACTGTCGAAAAGCCTGTCTATCGTGATTGCGTCAACGATTCTGGCGTCATGCGCGACATCAATGCCGCCATCCAATCCGCTGATCGTGGCGAATTGCCCACCTCTAGCCCCAATGACTGATCCGTCATTTGGTGCGACTGTGCGCAAGCTGGTGGACGTTGCGGGCCAGTACAACAAGTGTCGGGCCGCTGCGCTGGGAATAGCGGAATAGGTGAGGGCTCCGCTTGAATGCCGTTGCCCAAGTATGAGTCTTCGGCGGGACGCAGTTACCCTCACGGTTGCTGACTGGTTGGCCCTCTAAACCCGGTAGCGTCTATGGCTACAGCGCAATCAGCATGCGTGAAGGCTGAGAGCGACCGGGAACCCCCAATCCTGCGACTTGCGCTTGACTCTCACGACTGCTCACTAGGTCCACCAGAATCACTCTGGTCGCGTTGCTGGCGGTGGAGGTTCAGTCCGGTCGCCACCTTGACTTGAGTTGTACCGTCTCAAATCTAATGAGCATGCGTGAAAGCCCCGACATTCGCCGGGTGCCTGCATTTTAACCATCGCCGGGAGGCGTGGCAAGGCGCACTTCTGCGATTGAGTTTTCATCGGCAATGTAGCCATCTGGAAACGCGCTGCAAGCGGCGACAGCAACCCACATTTTGCGGGCCTTAGTCACTTCGCCCGCATACCACTGCTCATCGCCATGCAAGCGAACATCAACGCATTGACCGTCCTGCATATCCATCCTCACCCCTCCAGCCCGAAGCGGGCGCGGATCTGATCTCCAATGCAATGCGGCACCGGCCCATAGTCGCTATCGTCTGCCAGCTTCGCGCACTCACGCGCCACGGCCTGCACTAGCTTTGTGATTTCTTCAGCATAGTCACCGTATTCAGTGATCATTCGTCCATCTTTTGAGTCTGGATAAATCAGCCCAGCCTCTACCGCCAGTCTCTTGATGTGCTCTTGCATGTCAGTCCTTTGGGTGGGTGGATTCGTTGGTACAAAACGATGCTGTAAGCTGTTGATTCATAACGTCTTGCATTGTGCTCAATTGTGCCTAAAAACAGTGGGTTTTTTCACAGCATTTTCAAGCCTAAGTCTTTGATTTCTAAGGCTGAATTTTCTGTACTCTTTGTCTGCATGGGCAACATGCCATGAACGCAGGCAGACCCAATAGATAAAGGCGAAAGTTCACGCGGGTACAAATCGGGATCAAATCCGGGAACAAAACTAGGCCCGGACTTCGATCCATTCCGCCCCTCGCGAGTCCATGTAAATGTCGGTAGTGGTGCCCTGCTTGTGGCCTGCCAATGTCTGCGAAAAATCCCGCCCGCAAGCGTCTCCGTAGATCCTCAGGGCTAAGGATCTGATTTCGTGCAGGGTTGGCGGCAAGCGCCCTTCAGGCCAAGACAAACCGGACAGATCACGCGCACGCTGGATGCCCTTTGATGCGCCATTGAGTGCAATCGGGTCTCCAGGGTTTGCGAGTGTCCTCCTGACGTTGTGGTGCAGCATGTGGCGAGACAAAACAGAGTCTCTGCACTCCTTGATGGTGTCGCCTAGATTCCATCCGACGCCGGGAAGCGTCAAGGAAACGGGCAGTTTGATCCTTGCGCCAGTTTTGCCGCGCTCATTCCACAGGAACCCATCGCGCACGTCAGAAAACTCCCACGAAACGAGGCATTCTCTCGGCTGCGCTGATACAAGAGCCAGCTTCATGCAACGTGCGACCCACTTATCAGGCATGGTTTGTGCTGACTCGTAGACCTGCATGAACGTTTCAAGCGTCCACCGCTCCCGCTTCACTTTTGCCGACTTGACGCCTAAGGTTTCGGCGGGGTTGCTGTTCACAATCCCACGCTTTGCCGCCTCTTTCCAAATGTCGATCATGACTGACCGAGTTTGGCCCGCCTGGCGATCATTTCCTTTCTCACTGATTGGGCCTGTCACTAGGTCGTGCATATCCTTCACGGTGACGCGGCACATGACCATAGACCCAAGACCGGAATCGATGCGCCTCAAGTTGCTTTGCAGTGTCTTGATCGTGTTGGCCTTTGCCCCTCGATCCTTCACGGCTTCAAGGTAATCGGGAATGAATTCTGAAACGGTGCGCAATCCTTCTGTGCTGATTCGGTCTACCAGGCGCACAGCAGCGGCCATTCCAGACAACTTAACGTTCGCCTCGATGGCCTGAATCCTGGCGCGGTTGAAGTCTGCGCCCAAGCTGTAACGCTTCCCGGTTGCCGGGTGCTGCCAGAAGTAGAAAACCCCAGTTTCACGCTCGCGGCTGTAAAGGTGAGGGGGCCAGCCCTTGCGGGCCGGTTTGCGCGGTCTTGATGCCATCAGATCATCTCGGCAAGCGTGGCGGGGTCGTTGGGGTTGATATACCGCGCATCAGATCGAACGGCGTAATCTCGCCCAATCTTGCGGGGCTGCGGGATGATCTTCCCATCACGCGCCCAACGCCGCAACGTCACATCGTTTTTTGGAGCGAGATCACCCAAGGTGGAGTCTGCCCACTGTCGCAGCTTCATCAGTTTTGCTTGCATCATCATCTCCAAACAAATCGTCGGTATTGGGGCAACGCTCAGGCTCGTCGTACTCTGGAAAGTCCCCGGCGTGTCGTTCGTCTTGTGGCTCTTGCTCCCAAGGTCGGGCGTTCTGGCGTTCTCGGGCTCTGCGTGAGGTCATGGGTCAATCCTCCAGTGCGGCAAAAACGCGTTCAATGAATTGCGCTTTTGTCTCGTGATCAGTTGTCACCAATGTGCGAACGTGCGCGCCCTTCGCTTTCCATCCAAGCTCAAAAGCGTCAAGTAGGCTCATCCTGTCTCCCGCAAGTGCGGCTGGGCCCATGTGCTCAATGACGGCCAATCCAAAGGCCATGCTTTGTTCTTTGCTCATTCCTGCACCTCTCTATTTGCTGCCTCAACGGTTTTCCAGTGCGATTGAATCCAGAGGCGCGGCTCAAGGCTTGCAACGTGTTTTAAGTCAGGGTTAGCCTCTGCGGATTTCGCAGTGTTGAGGTAGTGGGCTGAAATGTCGCCGGTCTTGCGATGCTCAAAGACAAAGACCGTTGCTGCGATGTTGTTCTGTTCGCTCATCCCTTCACCCCTTTCTCCACGATTCCGTAGCGTCGCTCAGTCCATTCAATTGCTGTCGCTGCCACGGTACGCATGCTTTTGCCTGTGCAGATTTGAGCGACTGCACAGATCATGTCTGCACGCTCGGTTTCCGTCATCGGCACCGGCTTGGTGGTGGCGGTGTAGACCGGGAACGCATCAGTCCAATACGTAGGGTTGCTGGATTTCTCGTTTGGTTCTGATAATTCAAGTGTTCCGCTTGTCTTGTTTTTGGATAACCACGCAACCACCTCCCCGCCAGCCTGCCCGCCCTTCAGTGCTGCGAGTTCATCGCGCAAAGCAAGGTTTTCTCTCAATTGGACGTCCGCCGCTTCAGTGAGTGCCAAGACCCGATCACGCAACTGGTCGCGCTCCTGCTCGATGGCTGAGAGGCGGCGGAGTTCTGATGCGGCGGGCCATGCAACTTTCGCTACGCCTCCCCACTGAGAGGGATCAAGCTCCAGCAGATCAGCCAGCCGCTGCGCGTTGGTTTGGTGGGTCATGGCTTGCCTTTCAAAATCTCGTCTTCAAGTTTCTGCACCATCCGGCACAGGTCGTCATGCAGATAGTCCGGGAATCGGCTGCTTGTTGAAAGCCCCACGATTCCAGTGCAGACAAAAGGCGCATCAATGCGAGTAGGTCTTTTGTTTCCATATCAATCCTCCAAGGCTTTGATGGCCGTTTCACACTGCTCGGCCAAGTCGTTCCCGAACATGTCGTATTGGTCCCCGCCGCTTGCCGCTCTAACTTCGCGGCACACCTTCGCGCACTGCTCTTGCTTGTGGCTGGCAACGAGTTGGGTGAAGCGGGTAAAAAGCGTTGCGGCTGCTTCAGCGTGTCCGCCACCGAACCCAGCCTCATCTGCCCATTTTTTGATCTGGTCTGGGGTCATGGTGTTTGGTCCCATTCGGAAAGGTTTGCACGTAGGCAGAATTCAAGGTCAAGCTGCCACGGTAAGTAAAAGATCATGCCGAGGATCATGTAGATGTCTGGCATCACTCCCCCTTCGCAGCGGCGCGGGCTGCATGCTTTACGGGGTATGGCCCAACCTGTGTGCCGTCGATGCACGCCACTGGTCCAGATGCCTCAAGCTGGGCACCAAAGTTGCGGGATGCTTCGGCCTTACGTTCCGGCGTGCTCATGGCGCATCCAAAGCACACCATTGAGCCACGAGGACCGTATGGCCGCAGGTCGGTTGTCTTGTCGCAGTAGTGGCACTTCACGCTGCGCCCTCCTCGCTATGGGGGGCAGATGACGCCCTTCGATTGAACCAATCAGCGGCCAGTCGCATGATCTGCGCTGCGGGAAGTTGGCCGCCATTTCCTTTCAATGTTGGGTAACCCATCGACGCCGACAGAGTCGCCTGGGCCATGCTTAGGTCTTCCATCAGCGCGTCCCGCACCTTGTCCCGCTCATCAGGCACAGCCTGGGCGGATAGGGCTGCTCGGTGGTAGTGCATCAGCGCAGCATAGATTGCAGGCTTTAAGTCGTTCCAGATCGGCCCCGGTAATTGGTGGGGCATGGCCTTGGCAAACTCCCAGCAGGCATCGTTGACCACTGCGCTAGCCAACTCAGGCAACTCAGCGCTGGCAGGGGCGGGCTGTGGGGTGGTGTATCGCTTACGCTCAACGGCTCCGCATTTGTTGCAAATCCAAATGCTGCTCTTTGGGTCTAGTGCAAATTCGTCAGCGCAGGTAGAATCCGCATTGGATTGAGTGGTTTTCGGCACTCCTTTCAAAGCGAAATCAACGCCTGCGCCAACAGGCCCCACAAGCGCACCTTCGGGTGCGTTTGCTTTTTGACGTTCGATTTCCACATCAAGATCGCTGTGGTCTTGATTTGTCCAAAGCGCGATTGTTTTGCCGTCCTCAAACTTGACGCGGGCGATACCCCACTCAAATCCTTCTGCGTCTTTGTTTGGCTTGTGGAGGAAACCCAGCCACCTCTCGTATTTCTGGCAAAGGTCTGCCACGGCTTTCAGCATGTCATCCGATTGGCGAAGCTCATTCTTTAGGTGATCTACCTCGGTTGGGCGGTCGTATAGAGGGATAGCCCCCTCGTCTGTTTTCGCGCAGTCTGTCCAGCCAAATGGCTCGGCGCGGAAGTAACCGAACGGCTCCTGCGCTGCGGGCTCGGCCTGCTCCTGGCTGGCGGGTGGGGTGTATGCCTTGAGTCTAGAAATAACGTCTGGGCCTGTGTGTCCATCAAACTCAAACAATGCTCGCTCAGACTCAGGTACTGCGAATAAATCCCAGTCCTTCGCTTCGTAATGGTTGCTGATCTGACCGTCCGGAAGAACAGCTACAACAATGAACCACCCGCCCCCAAAGCACAGTTCACCGTCATGGTGTCGCCATGACTTGTGAACATTGCATTTTCCGCTCGACGCCCATTCGTTGAAGAGCGCGGCGTTGTATGCCTTGCGGAACTCATACAACTCGTTGAATGTGTGATACCCATCAGAGGTGTTGCCATCTATCACCACCTCCCCACTCTCTACCGGCTCGGCCTGGGTGGGCAGGGAGAGGGTTGACCGCAAAAAGGGAAGTGCTTTCTTAGCCTCTTTAACAGCCTGTCCATCTTCGGCTTCAATAACGTCTTCCAGACGCCAAATAGCAGCTTGCAAAGCCTCGCGCAGCTTTTGTTCTGTGGTCATGCTTGTTCCTTTGCAATAGCCCACACGCGGCCATGACCATCGTCACAACGCTCACGGCTCATCACCTTGCAGCCAATCAGGGCCTTGAACTTCTTTTGGGTCAGGTTCTTTCGCAAGGCTCCGGCGATCTTTACAACCTCTGACGGCTCGCACTTGACGCAAGATCCCGGCTTGAGTTGCTTGAACACTGCGTCATACTTGGACTCAACGTTGCTGCGCCACACAGGTGGCTCAACGCCATGTTCAACGGCCAACAATGATGGATCAACCTCGATGGCCGGATGCTTTTGGACCGGGAATGGAAACTTGCGTGCTGTCTGTGTCATCTCATCTCTCCAAATAGTTGACCCACCCGCCACCTACTAACGGTGCCCTCTACTGCTAAGGCGGGCGGGTCGGAACGGGTTAGGCGTCAGATTCAGCAGTCAATGCCGACAACTGAGATTTCAGATCGTCAAGCTGCTGCTTCAGAAACGAAACTTCATTGCGAAGCCTGCTTGCTTCGTCGTCGCGCTTCTTCATGGCCTTTGTGTTGTCAAGAAATACTTCAGGTGAGGCCTTGACCCATTCGGCATTGATAACTGCGCCAGATTCGGAAACGACAATGTCGCCTTTGTCGCTTCCTTCTTGCTTGATCGTGTCGCCTAGACGAATCTCCATTTCAGGATTCACAACCGTACATTCGTCGTAGCCGATGTTCATGAAGGTGGCGTTTTGCTCAAGCATCGCGGCCAACGCTGGCAACGTTTTTTCTGCACCAGCGTGCGGGATATGAATAGCAATGTGGCTTGCGCCATTTGTCTTGATGAGTGCGAACATGGTGAAATTCCTTGGATTGGTTATTTGCCTAGTGAATCGATCTGCTCCAATCGATCCAGGCATTCCCGAATCGTTTGGATTTCGACAGAGTCAAACGAGACACCGTTTTGCAGCCTGACAACTGCGTCGCGCATCTCATGCAGTGCATCTAGGCGGGCATTGCGTAATGCGCTAGCCCTTCCTAGCTTTTGCATTGCTTCGCTGTTGTCTATGTCAGGAAGCGGTCGCAGACTCATGCAGGCCACGCTGCGGTCAATTTGTCTTGAACATCGGCTGGCAGCTTTGCCCAAATCGCGTTCATGGCAGATTCAGACAGGCCAGCCAGATAAGCGGCGGCACCGCCTGCATCACCAGACTTCACGCCGTTGATAACCTCTTGCGCTGGATCTGGCCGTTGTGCTGGTCGCTGTGCGTTCTTTGCGCTTGTCGCTGCATTGCCGTCATCGTCTTCAGGCGCAATCCCACATGCAGCCATCAGCGAATAGCGGCGGGCATAAGTCAGGGCCGATCCGTAGCCTTGAGGGTCTTGCTTTGCAGCAGGAACATGCAATGGGCCGGATGACAGAGATTCGCCTGATTCGTGAATGAACACGGTTTCAACGCACACACCCGATTCCGTTTCGATGTTTCGTTGAATCAAGGCAATGCCGTTGTCGTTCAAAGCATCAATGACAGCTTCAACGCAAGCCGACAGATCCGCGTAACGGCTCTTGAAGTGGGGGTTTGTGCTGCTTTTGAGTGCTGGCCCGAATGCCTTCTGTGCCTTGACCATTGCTGCTGATACGTTTTTCATTGAAGTGCTCCACATATTCCGAAAAGGGTTCTTGCTCTTGGCGCTCTAATTCATCCCAGAGCCAGGATTTCGTCTTGCTCATGACATGGCCCAACCAATGAGCCCGATGACCGTCAGAGCACCAATCAAGCAGATCAACAAGCCAAGACGCGGGTTCTTGCGTTCGCGCTTGTATCGAGTAATCACCCCCGGCGCAAACTCGCGGTCAAGGTCGTTCATGCGCTTGATCGGCAGTACGCGGCGCGGGTTGTTCTTCTGAGCCCATTCCGCTTGCTCGTCCATCGCTGCAAAGGCTGTGCGTTCGTTCATGGTTGTTCTCCGTGGGCACAAACGGCCCTGATTGCATCCGTAAGGGAGTGAGTCACAGCACGACATGAGCAAAACCCGTCAATGCTTTGAACTTCTCTTTTGCCCATTCAATGGCCTGCTTTGGGCTGGACCATTCGCCGGTAACGTGATGGGCTTGGCCGTCTTGGCCTGCAAATGTGAGGTGGATGCGCATCTCGCTCTCCTTGATAAATCCAGCGGTCAGGAACACCAGAGCAAAGGCCCCGGCTGCAATGACGATTCGGTCTTGGCGGTCCATGTCAAACCTCCAGTGCAGCGTTCTTGCGCTCATCGACAGCAAAGTCAGCCAAAGCGCCTAGACGGTCTTGCTCGGTGATTTCTGTCTCGATGCAAAGGTCGCAGCGCATGGCTGCTTGGTCAACCAAATCACCCAATACATCAAGTCCTTCGATGTTCTGGTTTGCTTGCATGTTGGCAATCTCATCAACAAGACGACCAACGTGGTCGAGTACTGACTTGATTTGATCCAAGCGCCATTCATGGCCCGCTGTGTTGCGAACCGAGGCAATCAGCAGGTCAACAAAGTTGAGCTTGTCACTGTTTCCCATTCCTATCTCCATCTGTGCAGAATTTGCTGCGATGGGATGAATCATCCCGCACCACAGCAAATCCGTCTAATTGGTTTTTTCTATCGCAAGCAAAAAGCGATTGAACAATTCAAATTGACCGGAAAAACGATCAGATGCAAAGTGCAGCCATGAACATCATCAACACCCAAAAGATCAGCGCCAGGATTGAAGGCAATGAGCTTGTTCTGACGCACCGCTCAGGTGGTGAAGTCAGGATTCCGCTTAAGCGTCTTGAAAACTGGCTTATCAGGCAATTCCGCCAAGAGTTATGAGGGCATATGGATCAATCTACAGAAAATGACGGGCAAATGATGCTGCCTCTTTGCATCAACAAGGAAGATGTTCTGGCTTGGATCAAGTCAATGCAAGAACTGGAAATTGATGAGCGCGTATCGCTGATCAACGAGTTGCGAGAAGAGTTGCATGGCGTCTCTCCATTCAATACCGAACCAGTTGATTTTGTTCGTTGGGTAAAAGCCCCGCTAGTTCATGCAAACGACTACAACCCAAACAGTGTTGCCCCACCTGAAATGGAGTTGCTTCGGTTGTCAATTGCTGCCGACGGATACACGCAGCCGATTGTGTCCATGCAGCACGATGGCAATTTTGAGGTGATCGACGGTTTTCACCGACACCGGGTTGGAAAGGAATGCCAAGACATTCAGTCGCGCATTCATGGCTATCTGCCATTGGTTCAGATTCGCTCAAGCCAAACAGACAAATCAGATCGAATGGCCGCAACGATTCGGCATAACCGCGCTCGCGGAGAGCACCGCGTTGACTCAATGGCTGAAATCGTTTTGGAGTTGAAGCGCCGGTTCTGGTCCGACGAGAAGATCGCAAAAGAATTAGGCATGGAGCCTGATGAGGTTTTGCGATTGACTCAAGTAACAGGTCTGGCTGGAGTTTTTGCAGATCATGAGTTTTCCGAGGCTTGGGAGGCTGATACTTTGCGCGAGGTAGAAGGGGATGACGACATCAATCAATGAGTTAGATCCACATCCAGGTGAGATTTGGCACCCATGGTGGCTTCTTGAGGAAGTCAAGGCAAACATGTGGGGTAATGTCAGTAATCGGAAAGCATGGATTCAGATAGCGATTGACTTTACTGGAAATCCAGAGCTATACGGAGAATGGATGAGGCGCGTTGCTGATGTTTGGAAGCATTCATGCGAGCACGCACTCACAAAAAGTGGAGATAAACGAGCATGGATAGGCCATGCAGCAGTAGCTATGGCGCTCGGTTGTCCTGAAGACATTGTTAGAGAGGCGTGGGGCCACCTGACAGAAGATCAACAAATCAAGGCCAATGCAAAAGCAACAGAGGCCATTGAATACTGGAGAGATAAACATGCCAAAGAAAAGCTTAGGACTTGATGTTCTAACTGCGGCCCGTCAGCGCATTTCATGGACGTTTGATGAGTTTGACCGGATCTATTGCAGTTTTAGCGCTGGAAAAGATAGCGGCGTAATGGTGCATCTTGTTTGCGAAGAGGCTAGAAAGCGCGGAAGGAAAATCGGATTGTTTTTCCTCGATTGGGAGGCGCAATTTTCTCTGACAATTGATTTTGCTCGACGCATTTTTAATGAATACGCTGATTGCGTTGAGCCATATTGGATTGCGCTTCCAATAAAGACGTGGAATGCCGTTTCGATGTATGAGCCTGAATGGACGGCATGGGATGAATCCAAAAAGAATCTATGGGTTCGCCAGCCTGAGCCAATCAGCATCACAAATAAAGAAACGATGCCTTTTTGGTACGAAGGCATTATGTTTGAGGAGTTTGTTCCTACATTTGGTCAGTGGTATGCGCAAGGTGAAAAATGCGCGTGTTTTGTAGGTATTCGCGCACAAGAAAGCCTAAATCGATTCAGGACATTGGCAAGAGAAAAGCCAATGTATGACGGTAAGCCATACACAACAAATGTTGTTGAAAATGTCTGGAATGTCTACCCGATCTACGATTGGAGGACAGAAGATATTTGGGTATATCACGGCAAAACAAGAAAGGATTACAACAAACTGTATGACCGTATGTGGCAGGCGGGCATGACGATCCATCAAATGCGAATTTGTGAGCCGTTTGGTGATGAATCTCGCAAAGGTTTGTGGCTTTATCAGGTTGTTGAGCCTTCTGTTTGGGCTCGCCTTGTCTTGCGGGTAAATGGAGCGAATACAGGCAAGCTGTACAGCAATGAGCGCGGCAATGTTATGGGGAATCACACAATCACCCTTCCTGCCGGCCACACTTGGAAGTCATTTGCGATGAGCTTGCTAAAAAGCACGCCACCAAAGACAGCGCAGCACTACAAAAACAAGATCGCTGTTTACCTGAACTGGTGGATGAAACGAGGCTATCCAGATGGAATTCCTGATGAGGCCGATCTGAAGCTAGAAAACAACCAGAAGGCCCCAAGCTGGAGGCGGGTATGCAAGACCCTCTTGCGCAATGATTATTGGTGCAAATACATGGGTTTTAGCCCAACGAAGACAAGTGCATATCAGAAATATACAGATTTGATGGCACGCAGACGAAAAGCTTGGAATCTGTTCGCGGAGGATATTAAATCATCGTAAAAAGCAATGTCTCCATATTTGCAGAAGGATAAAACCATGAACGCGTTCTCCAAAGCTTACACGCCAGTCATAACCCCCAAAGAGATCAAGTCCACATCCAAGCGAGTGACCAAGGTTGACCCGCATGTGGACTCACACATCTATTTGGGCAAGAAGGAAACCAGCCAGGAGCGCGCAGATAGGCGCAAGAAGCTGGAACGCTCCAACTCTTTTTGTTGAGAGTTTGAGGTAAAATCAAGCATCCGGCGCAATGCTGGTAACGCGGGGGGCCTAGGCTCATTACCGAAAAGGCGTTTAGTCCACGCTCTGGCCCCGCACACCGCTTGGACCACCTTTGACTGAGGTTTCATGGCTATCGTTCGATCCCCTCGAAAGCATGGGACTTTTACCGTGCTTTCTAATTCAGTTTTGCTCGATTCACGCCTATCTATGCGTGCTCTTGGGTTGCTTGTGAGGCTTCTTTCCCGTCCTGACAATTGGCGCACAAACAGCGAAACTCTTGCTCGAGAGTTCAGTTGCGGCAGAGATCAAATGCGGACTACTTTAAAAGAGTTGTCCGATTGCGGTTATGTACGTTTAGTCAAGTCAAATGGCGATGATGGTCGAATCGCATCAGAGTGGCATGTCTTTGATGATGGCATTGAATCTGACAACGCACCAGGGCCTGAAAAACCGTACGTCGGTGAACCAGCGACTGGAAAACCAGCTTCCGGTAAATCAGGCCCCTTAACAAAGACTGACTTAACAAAGACTGATAACAAAGACGCTGTGCCTATCGGCTTCTCTGAGTTTTGGTCTACTTGGCCGGTAAGTAATCGAAAAGGCGGGAAAGCTGAGTGCCTGAAGGTGTGGACATCAAGACATCTTGAGAAGTCTGCTGATGTGATCGTCAATCACGTCAAATACATGACAACAACAAACGATTGGGCAAAGAACTTTGGCGAGTTTATCCCCGCGCCGGTTGTGTATTTGCGTGGGGCTCGATGGGATGGGGCGAGCGATTCATCCGATCCAATCAAGAATCCATTTGCAGGAGTTATATGATGCTTGGACACGAATACCTCATAAACATGCGTAAACGTGGCTACAAGCCGCGATCAGTGTGGGTTGAATGCCTGCCTATGGGTAGCTTCGCAAAAAGCCTCATAAGCCCGCAAATCAAAAACGACATGGACATCCATCTTGATGCTCGTGATATCAGTTGCGCGTCAAGGCTTGACCTTCGTTTCTTGATGGGCCTGAACGTTTACGTCAATGGGCCTGATGACGAGACAACGCAAGCCGTTGCTGATGCCTGCTTGAAGGCTGGCGCAGTCAAGGTCATTGCCTCGTTCTTTGACTTGTCAAAGCGTGAACGTGACTGGCTTGTGAAGATGACCACGACAACATCTGAAGGGGTGAAAACAACATGGCCTCAGTGATTCAACGTGACGACATCGACTTCGCCGCATACATCCGCGAGACCGAAGCCAAGCAAAAGGTTCGTTCCGCGTCGGAGTACGTTGGCGAGTTGATTGATTCGATCTTTAACGCCAAGAAAGACCCTTGCGCCTACCTGCCGTGGGACAAGACACACAGGGAATTTGCGCTTCGTCCAGGCGAGGTGACGCTGTGGGCCGGTATCAATGGGCACGGCAAATCCCTTGTTACTGGTCAGGTATCGCTGTCGTTGATGGGCCAAGGCGAGAAGGTTTGCATTGCATCTTTCGAGATGAAGCCGCGCAAAACGCTTGAACGGATGGCTAGGCAATGGCATGGCGCACCGCCTACAAGTGAGTACGACACGCCGGACATGATCGCGTCGGCAAAGGAAGTTTATCGTCAGTTCGGGGATTGGACGAATCGCAAGTTGTGGCTGTACGACCAACAAGGCACCGTCGATGCCGACACCGTTTTAGGTGTTGCTCGCTACTGCGCCAAAGAGTTGGGAATCACTCACATCTTCATCGACAGCCTCATGAAGTGCGTCAAAGGCGAGGACGACTACAACGGTCAGAAAGAGTTTGTTGACGAGCTATGCGCCTTGGCCCGCGATTGCAACATCCACATCCACCTTGTCCACCACATCAAGAAGCTGTCCAGCGAAGAACAGCAGCCCGGGAAGTTTGACGCCAAGGGATCGGGGTCAATTTCCGATCAGGTGGACAACTTCATCAGCGTTTGGCGCAACAAGAAAAAGGAGCGTGAAGCGCAAGTCGGAAAGACTCCCGCGATGGACGAACCAGATTGCCTTTTGATTTGCGACAAGCAGCGCAACGGTGAGTGGGAAGGGCGCATTGGCCTTTTCTTTGACCGTGACTCGCAGCAATTCAAAGGCATGCCCGGTGATCGGGTTGTGAATTTCGACTCATGGCCTCACCGGCCTTGGCATTGAGGGGATTTGGTATGAGCCATAAACAAGGAACGTACTTGGGTGGTATCAGGTCATTGGATGACTTGAAGAAGAGATGCATTGTTGATGAGTTGAGCGGTTGCTGGTTGTGGAGGTTGAGCACTACGCAAGGATTCCCCAACGTGCATATCCCGCACCCTGTTACAGGGGAGCGGACGAAGATGAAGGGGCGTCGCGCTGCGCTGATCCTGAAAACTGGAAAGATGCTTCCGTCTGGATGGTTTGCAATCCGCAAGCCATCTTGCGAATCTCCTATTTGTTGCAACCCTGATCACTCGTTTGCTGGTGATGGGAAGGCTTAC